ATTGAAAGTATTACAGGGAAACGATGACATTTTTTAATTTCCTATGCAGATATAACGGAGGGTGTCAGTGCCAGTTCCCGTAAATGTGATACTTGACCCAGAAGTGTATGTGATCTCAATGACAGCCGTGGCAGTTGAATCATTAGCTGAACAGGAAAAGCTACTGGAACTTGTAAACACTGAAGAGCCTGTTAGCGTAACTGTCAACGTTCCGCCTGCTAGAGTCCCAGTATCAACCACAGTATGAGGAGAAGACTTTTGTGTTCCCGTCGAATTGTAGACAAGAGGCGCAGACTGAGAAACAAACTGATCTGTGGCTATCTTGGTAGTACTGTCGCCTGTAGATTGTGTTGTACCTGACGTAGCCGATGGGAGTGAGATCGTAGCAGCTGGATCAAAAGTCAATGTGTGAGTTGTTTTGTTCCAAGTTGTGTTGGCGATTCCAGCTAGAATTCCGCCATCATTGAAGACGATTTGCTGCGTAGTACTTGAAGTCAAACAACTAGCTCCAGCTGAGGTCAAACAGGTAAAGAGACCTGAACCTGAATCGCCGTAGATTCGAACGCTGCCCGCTGAGGGATTGCCGGGGCTCGTTCCAACTGGGAAGTCGAGCTTCGCTGTGCCTACGCCGCTAGTTGTAAATGACACGCAAACAAGATGTCCGCTCCCGTCGGTAGTGCAGAGATCAGGCGAGAGTACGGTACCATTAGAAGCATAGTACCCAAGCTGTCCCGTATTGCCCGTATTATTCCCAGACGGTGAACAGCTTGCTCCCGTCGAAGTAACTCCTGACCACTGAGTCGTGGCGAGATTGAAGAAGACTCGACAGAACCCGCTTGCTGGGTTAGCGGGAACAGAGATAGCCGCGAAGTCGAGATAACTTTGAAACATGCCATGTGAGACGTTCCAGACTGGGACTATCGCGCTTCCCCCGAAATAGTTATCGAGAAGCGTAAAGTTGGCATTCATGTAAGTATCCCAATTCGTCGTGCCATGATAAGGCGTATACAATCCGATGTTGGGAGTAGTCGGGACGGTCTGGGCGCTTACCAGAGAAGCGCAGAGCAGAGCAATAAAGATCAAAAGTTTTTTCATGGTTTCCTCTTAGACAGAATTCACAGTAACAGTGTTTGCTTGCGCAACCTGATAGAAGTTCATGACTAAATCAACGGAGGCAGTTGGGTTGGGAGCAGTTCCGAGAAACAGTCCTTCGATAAGTACAATCGGATTAGTGAGATCAGGATTGACATTCATGGCAATTGCCATAAGCCCGCTGAAGCTCACAGTCTCTCCGATCTGAAGATCGTTCAAATAGTTAGTGAGAGCCGTTTGAATAGCTGTGATGGTTGCGCTCGTTCCGCCTGAGAGAAGATGAGCGTTGACGGTAACATATATCTGTTGATACGTAGGACGAGAGAATCCCACGGGAGTAACAATCCCAGTATTGGGATCAACAATGTTGATCGTAGTAGCTCCCGCTGTAGTGGTCGGATTCATGAATGGCCCGATTCCACGATTGTCATAGATCGCCTGAGCCACTGCGGCATCTGTTCCTCCCTCAACTACAGCAGTCACAGAATGAGGGGGATTGCCGAACGAATCTACAGCTCCAGTGGCATTTTCGAGTACTTTATAGCGAGTGACTCCCGGGGTCGCCGCAATCGCAGCAATGGTGCCAGAAAGCAGTGTTTGAGAGGGCAGCTCGACGCTCAGAGATTGTCTGTCTCGTAGTTGGGAGTCAGTCTCAATAGGATCGCCGATAACTGCCGGATTGGGATTCGTCACGGAAGTCCAACCAGCTGTAACAGTAGCGATAGCATTGACTTGACCCGCAAGGGCATTGATCGCACCAGCGATCTCACAAATAGCAGTGACCGTAACTGATCCACCAGCCCCTATGACTACTGTTGAAGGTAGGTCCCATCTGTTGCCATTGACATCGGTAGCAACCCCGTTATTAATGACAGCTCCCGGCGCACCTGTAATCAAGAGTGAGACGATAGAGTTGGTTGCGAGCTTTCTTATCAGCCCATTGATTTTCACGAGAGAATCGAGAGCTGCGCCGATAGCGAAATTGGGAGATCGATTTGTGACAGCCAGCTGAATACCTTTCATAACGTCGCTGGCCATGAGAGACACCACAGATATCCACTGAAAATCTGCTGAGTCGTTTCCGAGATAAACAGTCTGACCGTAGATAGACTTATACTCATTCGTCAGATTATCGAGGATATCTGCGTAACTCGGAATCGATAGACCGGCAGCCGTAATTTGCGGAGGAACGTATGTCATTGTGGTAGCGCTCGATTCGGAGGAGTTGGTGCGTTAGTAACGGTGACAGCCCCGAACTGCGTTTGAACTGTCGCAGAAAATGTGTAAGAGCGATTCGCTGGGTTATAAGCAGCATTCACACTAGTAAGTCCTGTGACAAAAGGCGTACCTAGTATACGAGCTTGAATCAGAAGATTGATGTTCTGGGCACTGTTTGCTCCCCCTGCGTATCCTGCAATTGACTGCCAAAATGGCAAGCCGTCATTCGTATCAGCCCACCACTCTCCCTGAAGCAGCTGAAGTCTTTGCTTAATGATCTGGGCTACTGCATCGATATCGCTGATGAAGTTACTTTGACCATTTCCCTGAAAAGGCTCCCAAGTGGTCGGATTAAGTTTTCGTACTGTGATCGTAGGCATTTATCTAACTGGGCCAGTGACCCCGCCTCCCGTCTGAACTCCTGTGTGTTGATGAGTCAGAAAATCTTTCCCTTCAATAGAAGTGCTTCCGTTTCCGCTAACGTTGACCTTTTGACTTGCAGTGACATTAACCGTTGTTCCCTGTACGTTTACTTGGGGCGCTGTGACATTGACTTTCCCAGTAGGATCAAGCTCGATGATTGTCTGCCCGTCATCAGAGCGAAGCTGCGTAGTATTAGGAGAGTAGTTCAACAGAGTACGAGTCTGAGACCACGGTCCTGGGATACAGAAGCCGTCTGAGAGATCATGCCGGCGCTTATCGAGTTGATTCTGTACTCCGCCTGATTGCCACCAGCCGTCAATGCACATATCCCCAAAAACTACCAGACACTCATCGCCTTGCTGAATAGGCATCGTGAGAGTACACTTCCCACCTCTCGGGAATACCACAGGCACATCTACAAGCGGAGCAATAGCAATGGGAGTTCTCACAAGATTCTGTAAGATGTTTTCTCGGATTGCTAATTGCACTGTCACAGTCTGCTTTACGGGATCAAAACTTTGAATGATGCCCGGACATGAAACACGCAAGCCGCAGAGCATCTGCCACTCGAAGAATTCAAAGAGATCATTGAACTTCGAGAATCGAGTTGGTATATCAACAAAGCTTGGGAATGGCAAAGGTAGTTGAGGAGTGCTCACATTCTACCCCCGCTGAGGTCGGTTCCGATGGCTTGAATCAAAGCAGCTTTCCCATTGAGACTCGTGATCCCTACGACTTCTGTATACCAGTCAGGCCCGCGAGTATCTCCGATGTAGCGCACAGCTTGTACAATGTACTGACCATCTTGATCGAGTAGTCCAGTCAAAACGCCGATCTCTTTTTTCTGTTGACGAATTACGGTATTGTCAATCTTTACCTGCATAAGTGGCTTCTTTGCTTGTATGCGAGGATCGAGCAATACTCGAAAATCGGCTCCATACTGGGTCTGCACAGGCGTTCCGATTAGCCCTGTTTGTGGCGTGTAAATCACTACGTCACTTTTAGAAACATCCAGATCGTTGTTAAGATCAGTAAGCTTGAACCCTTTGGCATCAAGCCAGCCCTGCATATTATTGTCGGAAGCTATCCAGTTAAAGTATCTTTTGGGATTACCAAAAACCGTCTTACCTCGTGGAAGCGGAGTAGCTTTCACAGTAGAAGAGATCGCACCGTTCTGAATAGCGATTGGGCGAAAACAATCTTTTGCCATCTGAGTGATCAGAGCTTGTTGTGAAACAGCGGCATAAGTATTGTTGATGAAATTGCGAGTCAACTCATCCAGCCCAATGACGCAATGCAGA